AGCATCTACACCCTCTAATGTAAGGTATGCATCACAGAAAGCTGAATAGTCATCTACTTCTGCTGATAGAAGCTCATTAGCAGTGTCTTGTAGGCTCATTACACAATCAAAGATATTCTTCTCGTCAGCTAAATAAAAGATGTTTGCAGGGCATTGTGAGAAATAATGAGGTTCACTATTAAGTAATGTTATTCCCCCATTCTCTCCTTCCATGCTGTAATGAATAATTTCAGAGTTAGTATAAACATCAACATTATATTTATTGAATCATCCCACTCATTAACTTTGTACATTCTAACAAAGTACATTAAGTCACCTGTTAAGGAATCATCATATACTCCAAAGCATTGAGTAGGGTTAATTTGTCTAAATCTTGTTTTACTTTCATCATCTATGTACATTAATTCACAAGCTGTACCATAGATAAGAGCACTTAGTAAGAAATCAGCATCTTGTGCTTGGAAGTCATTATATCTAAGGATATCCATGATATCTTCAATATCTTGAGCACTAGAATAGGAGATATAACTTGGAGTAGCTAAATATCCACAATAACTATCCACAATATTCTTACAGTAGTTAATTACTGTCTTATTACAAGGCTTAGTTTCATCTGAATACTCTTTATTTATAATAGCTTGTAAACCATCATAATAGTTCTTATATTTTTGTAACTTAGGTTCTACATTTATTCTAAACCTATTTATCATTTTCTCCAATAATTCTTTTGTTAAAGGAGCTTCTTTATTTAAATAAAACATCTATCTTATACCTCACCATTGTAATGAATAGTTACGCTACTTGCACCCCATGGAGCACCTAATACTGCATCTTTATCCCAAGGTACATATATATCTTTAAGCTTAAAATTACTAGTGAATGCATTACTATTAATTCCTTCAGGTGTTCCTTCAAAGGTAATAGTAGTAATACCACTATTCATTCCTATATATGCACCTATTTCTTCTACAGAAGCAGGAATAGTAAGGGATGTAAGGCTTTCACAGTTATAAAATGCGTAATGGTCAATATATTTAAGCGTAGAAGGTAAGGTAACACTTGATAAACTATTACATCCATGAAAAGCTTGTTGACCAAGGATTGTACATCCTGCTAAGTCTCCTGCTGTGACTTCAGTTATAGTATGTTCTACTAAGTCTACAAATTTCTCATTACCAGTAGATTGAATAGAAGTAATCTCTGCAGGCATTTCATCTAATGTAAGTGGGTCTGTTTTTCCTGTCATAGATCGAATAGCATTGCCTATTGCAGATAATTTATTAGTAAGTGCCATTTTCAATTACCCCCAATGCATTATTAATAAGTGTATTGATATGGTCATCTGTAGGAATCTCTGTCTTTAATGCATATAAGCTTAAGTCAGGGTCAGGAATATTACTAAGAGCATTATCTACTTCTGTCTTAGTGTAGTAGTTATTTAAGGAATCTTGAGTTAAGAATCCTTGCTGTTTAATTGCTGATAATGTAGTATATCCTGCATCATTAGTGAATGCACTAATATTAGTAGGTACTGTTGGTAAAAGAGCTTGAACTTCTGATTTAGTATAATAATTAGTTAAATCAATGTCTCCTATTGATAACTGTTCAATCGCATCATTTACATAATCTTGAGTAGCAAGGGTAACAGTAATAGTATTAAACTCTTTTTTATAACTATATCTACCAGTGAATGGTACATACTGAATGATATATTGCTGATAGTCAACAGCTTCACCACTATTTACTTTTCCAATTATTAAATCTGATTGAATAAGCTTTACCAATTTAGCTTCGTCTGACCATTCAACTGCTGCTGGTCTATATCTAGCTGTATTTGTTGATGTATCTCTAATATGAGCACATACATTTTTATTTGCCATCATAGCATTTAAGAATGCAATCATATCAGGAGTGGCATCTTGTGCATTTGTTGTAGCATTAGTGAAATCTAAGTAAAAACTATCTTTACTGGTATAGATAGCATCATCTGTTTCTGCTTTAGTGTAATAGTTACTTAAATTGACTTCAGGAATATCTATATTCGCAACTGCATTATCTACATATTGTTCTGTAGCATATCCCTCTAATGAAGGAATTGCTACTTCAATCTCTGCAAGGCTTTGTTTTGTAGTATCAGATAAGTTCTTTATATCTGTTCTAGCTTGAGCATCTACAATCTCAAAGCCATTTAATGTTTTCATTTCTGTCATTGATTAGTCCTCCTGTGGAGCATCTATTTCAATGTAGTTATCTATATTATCATTACCACCAATGAATAAGGTCTTTGCATAAAGATGTTCAGGTGTCTTATTTCCTTCTTCATCTTCATTGAATCTAGGTTCTCTCCAGTCAAAGACTTTTCCTTCATCAGCATCATATCTAATAATGTTAAAGTTTTGTGACTTCATATTTATCTCCTTATGATAATGTTACAGTCCAGCCTTTAGCTGTTGCTACTGCTATTTCTTCTTCAGTTAATGTATTAATTGCTCCACCATCTGTCTTTTCACCTACAGCTCCAGTAAACTTAATAGTATTAGTTCCTCCTGCTGTAGCTAAATATGCTGAAGTATCAGGTAAGCTATTAATTGTTGCTACTGCTGCATCATGATTATATCTACTATATTGTTTAGAAGTGTATCCTAAACCACCTTCGTCAAGGGTACAATATGCATACCAGTCAGGGTCATTCTTTAGTGCTTGGTAACTTTCATCATCATGTACTCTTTTATCTTCAGTAATACCTGAATTAAAGTTGAGGATATAGGTGTCATTTCTTACTGGTATCCAACCTACACTACTTAAATCTATTGTTTGGGATTTCCAGCTTACAACATAAGGACTTCCATCTTCTTGAGTTGCAAAGGTCATATTCTTTAATCTATAACAACGGTCAAATGAAGAAAGAAATGCATTACCAGTCCATTTAGCATTAGTATGAGGAACTGGTAAATCAATGATTTCATCTAATGCACAACATGAAGAGAATACTTGATAATAACAACTATTCGAATAACTTATATTAGGATTACCATATTTTAATAATTCTACAGGAGCTCTTCTTAAACTATAACAAGTAGTAAACATTTGTCTGTGTTTACAGCTAGTACCTGAAGTAGCATTAATATATAAACTCCAATCCCATGTATCACTTAAATCTTGAGGAATGTCCCTTATGTGAGTTGCTGAAGCAAACATTTCACTTATATTATAAGGTTTCAAGTTATTCATTTTAGGAATAGAAGTTCCATAATAGGAATAAAATATTTTGGATGTATCTGTATAATCGCTGGTTGATTTAAAATTTAATTCAAAAGGAACATTTACTTTACTTGTATGAAACATATTAGACGCTATGCTTATATCGTTAGTAGTGATTTGATTCCCATATTGGTTAATGAACCAGTCCCACTTACCATAGTAAAACATATAACTACAATCTCCTGTAATTAAAAATGCTTCTTCAGGAGGTCCACCATCTTGAGGTACATTAACTGTAATAGGACTATATCCATCACATTCACTAGCTGTATATGTACCATTCTCAGTAATCTCTAATGCTTCAATATTAGGAATAGTAATAGGAGTATTTACTACTACTTTAGTATAGCCATAGATATCTTCAGGGACTTCATATGTACCATTCTCTGTTACTTCTAACTCACTTGTAGGAGGGTCAGGAATATTTACTGTAACAGGACTATATCCTATCATGTCAGGAGCTGTATAAGTTCCATTCTCACTTACTGTTAGTTCTTGTAATGTAGGAGGAACATTGACTGTTATTGGGTTATATCCATCTATTCCTTCTTCTACTTCATATGTACCATTAGATGTAACTTCTAAAGATTCAATTGTTGGGGCTTCTTGTTTGATTCTATCAATAGCTTCAGGCATTTCTGAAGGTTTATAGCTAATTGTTTCTTGAGTCTTTTCCCTAATCTTGTTAGCAATATTAACTAAAGTGGAATCGTCTAATCTTACTTGTGCCATTAGTATGATACCTCCTCTGCATCAGGAATAGTATCAATATAGGCAGTAACATTCCCATCTTCTTCTTTAAAGTAGATATTAATAGGGTTATTCTCTAAATGGTCATTAATAGCATTAGTTACTGCTTCATCTGATATTCCTTTTTCTTCAATGTCATTTAGTTTCTTTTCTAAATGTTCATAACTCTTATATTCAGTTTCAGTATAGACATAATCACTAGGTTTAGTTCTAGGGTGAACTTTGAATAAATGTTCTACCTTGGTATAACAGTCACAATAGGCATATACTCTAATATTCCATGTATCTTGTAAGAGGATATTAGGGATATCTGCTAAACCATCTTTTACTTCTACTACTAATGAACAATCATCAGTTCTATTGCAAAAATGAACTTCTGTTACTGTAGGGTCTTCTACAATTACTTTTCTATTTAAATCCCATTGATAAAGCTCATTTCTTCCATCTTGTAATGTAAACAAGGGCATTCTCCTTCCTTATAAACTTAATGTTGATTTACTAATAGATTTGAGTTTCTTATTAGTATATATATCTGAATAAGCATATCTACAAGCATCTATAGCATGTGACCATTCATGTGTAGTATCTTCTGTATATTCGCCTGTTTGTTTGCTTTTGATATAACTAAAATTCTCTAACTCAGTTTTGAAATGAATACAACTTGGATGAACTATAATAAGAGCATCTTGTAAAAACATTAAACCTGCTTTAACACTGTCTGTACCTTTAGTTGCTCCTACTGCGTTAATTCCATTATTTCTAAAATGTTGTATTGTTCTTGGTTCTGCTGAGTCTACCATGATTTTAGACTTTTTTAGATTCATATTCTCTATAGCTTTTACTAAATCAGATAATTGTTGTCCTGATTTATAGAACTCATTAAATACATATATAGTATTATTTTGTCTATCATATAGAGTATCTATTATTGCTGATTTATCTACCCATCCTAAGTCCATTCCACATCTATGTTCTAATGATTGAGCTAGGTTCATTGGATCAAATTCTTCTTCTCTCCAATTAGTAATTACTAATCCTGAAGGGTCTACTCCCCATTTACCTTCTCCATATACTCTATATTTAGAAGGATTTCTTATTTTCATTTCTTCTAATGCTTTATAGTTTTCAGGGTCTAGGAAGGGATTATCTTTATATGTGCTGTGAATGTATAGAAAGCTTTCAGGAGGTTCTTCTTCACAAAATTTATAGAGCCAATGATTTTTATTAATAGGGTTAAAAGCTAATATTATTTGTTTATTGGGAGCTGTACTTCTTAAACGTAAATTTAATTGTTCTACTATATCTCTAGGCACTTCAAACGCTTCCTCAATAAATATTACTGATATATCATGTAAAGAAAGTAGTTTTGTTTCTTCATCTAGTCCTGTAAAGATTATTTCTGAACCATTAGGGAATTTTATATTAAAATCTGTTTCTCTTACTGATACATGGTTAGGATATAACTTCCACTTTGTTAATATATCTTTAAAGAGTGAGAAACAAGTGTGTCTTATTGTTGTTCCATATCTTCTACATACTAAAATTCTTATCTTTTCTCTACATGCTCTTGCTATTAGCTTTTGAGTAATAAAATAAGACTTTGCTGAACCCGCTGAACCCATATAAACTTCCCATCTATGTGAGTAGTCAAATAGCAATGGATAAAATTTGGGTACAAACAAAGTCTTACTAAGTTTTAAGTTAATCAATCAGTTATCTCTAAAGTAATTTCTTTTAAGGTTTGCTCTATAACTTGTTTTTCTTGATATCCTGCTTTGTTAAGGACTTCTCTTGCTGCTGCAAGTGCAATCCCTTCATTTTTACTATCAATTAGTTTCTCAAGCTTTCTTCTAGCTTTCGTAGCCGCTGAACTAAATCCTTTATGCATTTCTTCTCGTACTGCTTCCTGAAAGTCCTCTCTCTTAACCCATTGGGAAATAGTACTATTAGATACTTTTAATTCTTCGGCTATTTCTTGCTTTTGTT